ACCAATGGCATCAGCATTAACTTGGTGAATGTCACCGTTGAGGAGGATTTCTCCGTATCTCCCACCGTCGTAACGGGCAAGATAGTGAGCAAGCATCCGAAGCTCAATGCCAGCAAGATCAGCGCCGACCATAACTTGACCCGGAGACGCCATAAATAATTTTCGTACTCGTTCGTCACTAGGTACTTGGGCTAAATTTGGTGACCGGTGGGCTGCTCTATGAGTCGCAGTAGCTACGGAACAGTGGTGATGAATACGTTTAGCACTCGTACATAGCTTCAGCCATGCGTTGGCGCCTTCCGATATCATCCCAAGGAGCTTCGTAATCTCCAAGATCCTCAAGAACTGTAGGGAAAGCCCAGTTCCATGGCTCTTCAAAATCGGTTCGTCGATCTTCGTTTTCCCAGAAGTCGATGTAGTCGAATGACTCTCGAAGTTGTCGTAGTTCGTCAGGATCCATGCTATATGATCTCTAGATGCAGGGTTAAATTCTTTTAGTCTTTGAAATGTAGCTCCTTCCACATATCCTGAAGTTCGGTTATTTCGTCTCGGAGTAAACTCTGCTCCTGGGACGTAAGGGAACCTTGCCTGAAGTACTTGAGTAAGATCGAGAAGCTCTCGTCTGAGAGATAGCTCAAGTTCTCGCCCACATCGCTCAGAGAAATACCATCCATGAATCTCCTGTTCTGTAAGTATCTGCGCGACCTGATGTTCTAGCGTGACCCATTCAGGTAAGGCTGGAAGTGATCGCATAATTTGGTGGTAACAGTAACGTCTTGTGCACAGTAATCTTCCATTTCTTGCGACCATTCTTTCCAATCTGTGCTCTTGGAGAATGATCCTTTGTACTCACCTACTCGATATCCATATGCCTCCAAGGAGTGGCGGCCATACAGCTGCAAAGGCATATGCTTCCAGTTATGCTTCTTGTCTATTTCAAGAAGGTTGGGATGGTATAGACGGCTAAGCAATAAAGTATCGACAACGGTACCAGTAGGCTCAAAGAAGCTATAGAACTTCTTGATAACTGGAATGTCGTAATTGATGACATTATGGCCGGATATACAATCCGCACCTTCCAAGCGCGTGACAGCAGAGGAAATCGGTTCATGATTTCCCTTGTCGTTATATCGAATCGTTGATTGATCTTCCGTATCATGAATGACGACGCAGTGGATTGTGGAAACATCACGGTATAAACCATCCGTTTCGATATCGAAGATGAGCATTAGTATTCAGAACCTTCACTTGGGTTGTAAGGTTCTGCAAGAATATTGTCGAGATTAGATTCAAACTCACTGGTATCAGTAATGTTTGAACTACAGCCGATGAGCAGCGTCATAAGCACTGTCAAGCTGAGCAGCAACTTTTTCATGGTGAATCTGTTTCTTGTGTTTCTTTAACTTACGGACTTCTTCTTTGACTTCCTTGTATGCAGTCTTAGTAGGTAGCTTGCCTCCCATTTCCATGGAGACAATGATGTCTATTCGTTTCATGAATAGCTGCAGTGCATCTTCTAAATTCATTTATGTACCCATACAAAGGTCTTATCTCTAAACCGTGCACGTTTCACGGCTTGTGGTGATGGTGGTGTTGGCCGGTTCAGACGTTCTTCATAAGTTAGAAACTTCTCGCCCCAACCTGCACGCTCACCATTAGGATCAAAAATCGGTTGTTGGATCGAACTCTTCTTCAGCTTCATTTTCAATAAATTGACATTTACTTAGGTCATATGAGAGGCGGCACGCGATGCCTGTTTCGCCTGAATATCTATTTTTAAGGACTCGCACAGTTGTATCAGCGTGTTCAGATCCGTCCTGTTGATTTCGCTCCAATGCGATGACTGAATCTGAGAGCTGAGCAATTGCAGCTGAGCCACGTAACTGTCCCAACGTGACACGTGCTCCCTCCTCGTGGTTCTGATCTGTTTGTGTACGCCTTAGGTGAGAGACAAGAAACAAAGCAATGCCTGTGCGCTCAGTAAGAGCACGCAAGCGAGTCATCGTCTTATCAATGGTCTTTCTCTCATCACCATCCAATCCACTCAGCAGAATGGAGAGGTGATCTAGGAATACAATCTTTGTATCTAGCCCGCAAGCAAGATATTCAATTCGGTTGTAGATAACATCGGGATCGTAAGAACCGAAGCCATCAAAAAGAAAGAGATTCCACTTAGCAAGAGTATTGTTATACGCTTCGGTGAGATCAGATCGTTCATGATTTCCTAGGTGGTAAGGGTGTCCGAGGTGTGCGGCCATGAGTCCGAGAGCCGTACGATGGTTGGATTCTTCAAGCGCCACGTAACCAACTGATTCTCCGAGACTGAGAAGGTGAGTTGCGAGTTGACGGCAAAAGGAAGACTTCCCGATCCCGCTTCCAGCAGTAATCGTTGTAAGCTCTCCATACCTGATCCCGTGAAGCTTTCTGTTGAGTCCTGAAAATGGATATTCATGATCAGCAGGTGGTGTGGGTTGTGTAACTAAACTGAGTAGTGTCTTGGCATCAACGATCCCATCTGGTCTGTAATCTTTTGCATCCCAAATAGCTCGGCTGATAGCCTCTATATCGTTAGCTTGTAAAGCCTCTGAGGCATCCTTATACGCCTCCATACGGGCGATTCGCACCTTTCCAGGTGGTAGGACTGCGGCAGCCTCTTCGGCAGCCTTCTGACCGGGCTCATCGTTATCGAAAAAGAGGATGATTTCCTCGTAGCCCTGCAGAAGTTCTAGATTATTCTGAACAGCTTTCTTGGCAGACGCAGCACCCGAAGGGAGACTAACAACAGGCCACGTGGGTTGAACCTGTGAGTAGGAAGCGGCATCGAGTTCACCTTCAGTGATGACGATTCGTTTTCCTGTACTAGGCCATAGATGCTGGCCGAAAAAGCTTCCATCGGATTCTCCTTCATACCAAAAGGTTTTGTCCTTTGACTTGACCTTGCATCCCAGCAAGGCACCATCTTTCGAGTGGTAGTAGTGACGGAGTGTGTCTCCATCCCTATAGATCTTGTACTTTTGACAAGTCTTTTCTGAGAGACCACGCTTAGGTAGTTTGCGTGCCTCTCCTTTGAGTGCTATGTGAGCAGTCACTCTTGGTTGTTCTCCTTCGGGTGGGAAATATGTGTGACAGGAGAAGCAATAGGCATGATCTGTATAGATACTCTTGGCATCAGATGAGCCACACTGATCACACGGCTCATGCCTAATGAACTCACTTATGTCAGCCACTCCACGGGAATTTCCGTGAATGTTGTCCATGGGATTTCGTGGCGTTCGCAGAATTTTGCGTAAGTAGTCTTAGATTTTTTGCTTATTGTGTTATATGGAGATTGGAAGACCATCCTGATATCAAGCTCAGGATTAGCCTTCTTTACTGCAAGCATCTTGCGCCTACTCTCTGGATCCCAATAGCCTTTTGCTTCTAGGTAGATGCCGTTAGCAAGGCAGAAGTCAGGCGTGTAATTATGTTGGATTACATAGGGAACCTTTGTAGACTCATACTCATAGATAACTCCAAGTGTTTCGAAGAGCTCAGCAATCCGCGCTTCGAGCTTGGATCTGAACTTCATCAGTCATCCAGTTGCTTCTCAATGATGGCTTCAACAACCTCAGTTACTGCTCGCTGCATCTCATACTTGAAATCATTTTTGTCAGCCTTATAGCGGGTGACACAAATAGGAGGCAGTTGCACATCCAAGGTTGCCTTAAAGACACCAGTTACCTCGTCTTTAGCGACGGTGTATTGAAAATCAGAAGTCATTTGCGTAGGTTTTTCTAATCCAGTGATCGTATAGTTCGTCGAAGTCGTTGTACTCTCAGAAGTCTTCGTCTTCCAAGCTGCTAGGCGCTGCATCGACATTGGGTTCAGCAGCTTTGTATCCTTTGGTAGAACCAAACATTGCTGCTACATCTTCGATAGACAGGTCACCGCTATCGACACCAGCCTCAGTATTGAGGGAGATAACTTGCACACCTGCAAGCTTGAGAGATGTACCGTAGGTAACACCATCCTTCAGGATGTAGGGCTTCTGATAGAGAGCCAGCTTTACGGTTGCACCAGAGTACAGAGGAGTGCTCTCATCAGTGACAGGAGTACCCACTGTGTCTACAACACCAGGGCGATCACTCTCATTCCAAGAGAACTTGACTTTATACTTACCTTCACTAACTTCTTCCCAAGGCTCAGGCTTGAGAAGACTACGCTTAGGATTTTTCAGTTTCGATTCAGCCCACTTCAGGGACTCAACTCGATCAGCCTCCAAGTTATCGACCATTGCTTGATCGACAATTGCAGACAAGGAATAGCCATACTTAGAGGGCTTCATCACAGCTTGGAATCCATCAAGGAGTACAGGCTGTTCGGTCTTAAAAATGTTTCGTGCCATTAGGTGGTTTAATTATTTAGTCAATGCAGCGATGATTTTCTTCGCTGAATAGGATTCATAGCCAAAGTCTACCGAGCCTCCTTTATCTGCTCGCTTACCGTATTTTTTAGGCTTAGGTGTGCTGTATTCGTAGCCGTATTCACCAGGCTGCCAACGGTGCTTCCACTTCAGACAATCTTCTTGAGCGTCATACTCAAGCATGAATTTAAGTGTTGCAGTTTTAGGGAAACGGTTTGGATTGGTTCGCATTGTAATTAACAAAAGAAATAGGTGGATTCAATCACGGATTCTGGGTTCAGATCTCCGATGATCGGTGGTTCTGAGACAGCACCAATCTGTGCTGCCCACTCTTTTAAGTATTCGCGTTTAGCGAAGATATCAACGTACGCTTCTCGAACAACTTTCGATAGGTTATCCATGTCAGTAGCACGGCATATAACCGAATCGTGTATGACGGCCAGCGGATATTGAAAGCTTGTTGCAGCCAGTGCGAGGATTGAGGCATCTAGTGAATGGATAAGATTGGGAGCTGTAGCGTTCTTATGGTGTTTGATATCAACTTCATCACTATCTTCGGTTGCTACGCTTAGATCCCTACGCCCAAGAAGATGGAGAGAGATACGTTCAATCTCCTTCTTATTAAACTTCTGGTGTACGACAAACCCAGATGGTGTGACCCACTCTAGGAACTCTTTACCAGACTTAATCGCTTGAGCTACCTCTTTCTCGATCCACTTCATTACAGCCATTGGTCCTGGTACGACAACATCCATGGCATTCCGTACCGCTTTAACTGTGTCTGTTAGATCCTCTTTCTCTATCTCTACATCTTTCTCTTTCAAGGCTTCACGTATGTAGCCACGATTAGAGAAAGGTTTAGCGTTATAAGGAACCGTCATCACTGTCCTTTTCGTGGTCTTCCTATCCATATGTGGACGGATTAACTCTGGACAGCTCGGTTTAGCTTCTTCAGCTACAACCTTATAGGCATCTTGCGGACGATCGCTTGGTAGAACATTAACGAGCTTTGCTGTGTTTCGATCCTTGGCGAGCCCTGCCAGGATTTGGAGTCCTGAGCAACTTGCGTCTGTAGCAATAAAGCTTCTAGTCCAATCACGATCTCTAGCAATTATGCAGTGATAATATTCATCACATGCAGCCATGAACTGCCAAGGTTCGTCAGCAGATTCCCAGTCAGGAAGAAATCGTAGATCGG